CTGGGCTTCGAAGTGCAAAAAGTGCATTACTGCGAGCGCGCAGCATGCTCCTCACAATGAATGCGTAAACACTGGACCTGTTCCCCTCCGATAACAAAACAGGTCCAGTGGGCCCACGACGACATGCCGCAAGTTCCGATCACGGCGTACAACTCGCTCCAGGCGGGTCGGACCCTGTTCGCGCCGTTGTCCCGGATGGTCGAGCTACACCCGGAACTATCGGAACGTTGCGCGGTCTACTCGTCGACGGAACGAAAAATCCTCTCGGTCTGGAACCGTGGGGAAGTCATCCCGCTCCCCGCCGACGTCGAACGTCTCCAAGGATTGAATCCGACTGTTGCGCTCGTCGACGAGGCGGAAACCGTCGACGTCGACGTGTTTAACGCGCTCGCGCAAGGCGCCGGGAAACGTTCGGAGTCGCTCGTCCTCGCGATCGGCACTCCCGCACCGGAGGCGCAATCCCGGACCTTGTACGTCCTCCGCGAAATGGGTCAGGCGGGGTCGATCCCTTGGGTCGAATACGCCGCCGACGCGGGATGCGCGATCGACGACCGCGACCAGTGGCGCAAAGCAAACCCGGCGATTGAGGCGGGGATTCTGTTTCCTGACGTCCTGGAGACGGAGCTAGTGACGGTCGATGAGGTTTCGTTCCGGTCGTTTCGTCTCGGTCAATGGTTAGACGTTTCGGTCACGTCGTGGTTGCCTCCGGGCGCCTGGGATGATCTCCCGTACGCGGAACCGCCGCCCGAAAGCGCGGAGATCGTTCTCGGACTCGCGGGGACGTATACGTCGAGCATTGCTCTGGTCGGCGCGACCCTCGACGGCGCGGTGTTTCTCGCCTGGGGCGCCGACACCGCGGACGACGAGGAACTAGACGCAAAGGTCGAGGCGGCGTTTCTCCGGTGGAACGTCGTCGAGCTAGTCGTCGCTCCCCGTATCCGGTCCGGTCTGGTCCGGCGCTGGACTGATCTCGGTCTCCCGGTGACGGTCTGGCCGTCCGCGCGCGGGGACCTCGACGTCGCCTCGTCGACAGATTTCCGGCGCGCCATCGTCGAGGGACGCATCGCCCACGACCACGATCCCTTGCTCGCCGCCCATGTCGGCGCGGTGGTCGGGCGGGCGAACCCGGACGGTTCGCTCCGTCTCGACGCGCCCGACGACGGACGGGAAGTCGACGCCGCGCGGGCGGCGCGTCTCGCGTGGTTCCGGGCGCAGGAACAGTCGGAGCAACCGGTCCCGATGATCTTCTAGATATCACTTTGTGATATCATGGCGGGATGACAACTAACAGCAACGCCATGACACGCGGCACGAAAACGACCCTCGACCTAGCGCGAGGCGACACGCTCCCCGCCTGGCGGGAACCGTCCTGCACGACGCGCTGGGAAGGTCTGACCATCCCCAACGGGGCGGCGGTAACCGTCATCGGTGAAGCGCCGCACCTGGGCAACGAGAACGGCGCGGAATGGGTCATCGTTAACTACCTCGTCCCCGGTGAGGACCGGACGATTTTCGCCCCCGCCGAGATTCACGACCACTTGGGCATCCAGTGAACGCTCGCCGGTCGATCCCCGCGGGGGCGCATATCGCGGCGGACCGTCACCCGCGCATAATTCGCCTTCCCGCCTTGATCGACGCCGCACTCGTCGACGCCGCCGCGGAACAGTCGATCTCCGTAAACGTCGCCGTACAACGCGCCGTGGCGGCATGGCTCGCAAACCAGGAGACACGTTCCTAACGGCGCGAGAAATCCCCCGCCCGAAACTCTGCAGGAGACCGTTCCGGACGAGGGATAGCCCCGCGTGCGACACTAGACCTCAATGGGGACAGCGGCAGAGTTACTCGACCGGGCGGCGCCCGGACTCTCGGCGCGAATCTCCCGGACGTTTTTCAACCTGTTCCAAGGTCCCTATACGTCCGTCGTTCTGCAGGACGACCCGCTCGCACCGCCGACCGCGGTCCGGGTCACCGAACGTCTCGCGTTGTCGATCGCCGCCGTCTACCGGTCCCTCGCGGTCTACGCCGACCTGCTCGGGACGATGCCGGTCCGCAACTATCGCGGCGACGCGGAACGAATGCCGACCCCGCAATTCGTCGACCATCCCGCGGGCGCTCCGGTCGGATGGACCGACGAGATCGGACAACTCGTCTGGTCGGTCCTCCTGCGCGGCAACGCGTACGCGGTCCCGACGTCCTATGACGCGCGCGGGTACCCGGCGACGTTCACGGTTCTCGACCCGAACCGCGTCGAGGTCAAAGCGTTATCGCTGAACGTGAACGAGTACCGCTACCGCGGGAACGGCGGCGCTGTCGATCTCATCTGGTCGAACCCGTCGCCGTTAGAGCTATTACATATCCGTTGGCAACGACCACCCGGTGAGGTTTGCGGCGTCGGCATTCTCGACGCGAACGCGTATCCGGGCGGATCACTCGCGGGCGCCTGGGCGGCAAACTATTTCGCGTCGGAAATGATGGTGAACCCGTCGCCGCCCGCGGTGTTAACGCATCCCCTCCGGTTGAACGCGACACAGGCGCAAGAATTGCAGACGCAATGGGCGACGAGTGTCGGACGGTCGCGCAGTGTCCCCGCGGTTCTGTCGGGCGGAATCACGTTCGCTCCCCTCGCGCTGTCCGCGCGCGACGCGCAACTCATGGAGCAACGGAAATGGAACGCGTCGGAAATCGCGACGATGTTCGGACTCCCGCCCTACATGGTCGGCGGATCGACCGGCGACTCCCTCACCTACGCGACTGTCGAGGGAGAAATGATCCGGCTATGGACGACGGCGCTCATGCCGATGACGGTCCGTCTAGAACGCGCGCTGTCCGCGTGGTTACCGCTCGGACAGCGTCTCCGGTTCGTCCCGGATTCGCTGCTCCGTTCCCAGACACTCGACCGGTACAACGCGCACAAGATCGCGCTAGAGACGGGATTTGAAACGCTGGCGGAGGTCCGCGACCTAGAGAACCTCCCGCCACTCCCGGCGACTCCCGCCGTGGAACCGCCGCCGCCGCCGACCCCGGAGGTCCCGCAGTGACAGAGGGAACGATCGAACGCCGTTATGCGGGACCCGTCGAGGTCGGGGACGGGCGGACCGTCGTCGGTCTCTGTGTCCCGTTCGACCGGGTCGCGACCGTCGCGGACGGAGACGGCGGTCTCCCCTACCAGGAAGTCATCCGCCGCGGCGCATTCCGGAAGGCGATGAAAGCGCCGAACCGGGTTTCTCTCAACCGGGAACACCGCGAGACCCTCGTCGACGAATTCGGTTACGGCGTCGAATTCGACGAAAGCGGGGACGGTCTCGTCGGGACGTTCCGCGTCTATGACGGGAACATCGGAGACCATGCTCTGTCGATCCTCCGGTCCGGCGCGATTACCGGTCTGTCGATCTCGGCGGCGTTGCACCCGCAAGGGACCCGGATCGTGGACGGCGTCGTCGAGCGCCGAATCCTGATCCTCCGTCACGTCGCTCTGACGTCGTCTCCCGCGTACGACGGCGCCGAAATCATGGCGCTGCGCAGCGGTCCCGAATACGGCGGGATCGCGACCGCGCTTGCAATGAACGAAAAACTGCGCGCAAGATTCACCCGCTAACGACGGCACCCCGGACCACCGGACCGACCCCTCCGTAGCGATCCTCTGTCGAGGCGCCGGACCCCTCGGTATCCGACACGGCACCCCGGAACGAAGCGCCTCACCGCCCGCTGCGTTTCTTTCGGAGGTCCGTTCCGATGCCGAATCCCGTTCTCGACCGTCTCTACTCCGACCGTTCCTCGCTGCTCGACCAGGTCGACTCCGTCACCGGAGACGCGGAGGCGAACGACCGCGACCTCTCCGCCGCGGAGCTAGAGCTCATCGCGCGGTGTCACACGCGCATTGAGTCGGAGCTAGACCCGCAGATCGAGGCGGTCGAGCAGGTCGAGCGGACCCGCGCCGCTCACGTCCGCTCCGTCCCGCCTGGCGCGACGGTCGCTCCCGTCTCGTCCGGTCCCGGCGACGCGCCTGACGCTCCCGTCTACCGGACGTTCGCCGAATACGCGCGGGACGTCATCATCTCCCGCTATGACCAGATCGCGAGTCGGGTCGGCGCCGGTTCTCGGACCGCCGCGCTGGACCGGATCGACCGCGTCGTCGCGAACACCCTCTCGTCCGACGTCGCCGGTCTGATCCGTCCGCAGTACCTCGACCAGATCGCGCAGATCATCGACAAGTCGCGCCCGATCGTCGACACCGCGCGCAAGGTCGGTCTCACGTCCGGGACCCTCACCTACCCGTCGCTCACACAGCGTCCGACCGTCGGCAAGCAGACGACAGAAAAGACGGAAGGCGCGTCGCAGAAGATGACGGTCGCGTTTGTGAACGTGACCGCGGATACCTACATGGGAGTCGGGGACCTCTCATGGCAGGCGATTAACTGGTCGACCCCGGACGCGTTGTCGCTCTGGTTCGACCTCGCCGCGGAGCAATACGCGATCCAGACGGAGGCGGCAACCGGCACCGTCCTCGCCGCCGCGACCGTCATGGCGACCCCGGCGATCTCCGCGACGCCGACGCTGAACGAATGGGTCACCGCGATCGGCGCGGCGTCCGCCGCGATTTACACCGCGTCCCGTCGTCGTCCGAACGTGATTTACGCCGACGTCGCTACCGGTTACTCCATGATGAGCATGGTCGCGAACGTCGCTCCTGTGTTCCTCCAAGGCGGTTCGTTCTCGCTCGCGTCGGGGACCGGGAACATCGCCGGACTCGACCTCGTCATCTCGGGCGGACTCCCGGCAAAGACCGTCATCGTCGGAGACCGTTCGTCGCTGCTCGCCGCAGAGACCGCGGGCGCTCCCGTCGAGCTACGCGCCGTCGAACCGGCGATCGGCGGAATGGAAGTCGGGATCATCGGCGCATTCGTTTCCA